GTATCCGAGGCATTTGACAAGTTTCGCGGGAAACTAATGTCAAAACTTCGGGATGCGCTATCTAAAATTCTTGGGTACGTGCCGGATATTTCTGTAATGGAAATCGGGAGGGTGACACTATCNGAGCGCCTATATCGAATGGAAGAAGAGACGGCCATAAATGTTGAGCGCATCCTCAAGCGACACGTCCGGGAGGTGCGAAGNGCGAGGGAAACTTCTCTAGCAATTTATGAGGGCTATAAACTCGGCGGCGTGCTGGATGTAAAAGTCAATTTGCCGAGGTATATCAGGCAAATAAAGCCATTAGCCAAGGAATACGAAAATGCGTTTGCTAAGCTAACAGCCGGTAAACTAAAAACCCCGCACCTTCGCGCTGCATATATTCAGGCAATTGACGCCATTGAACGAGGCGCGGCCAGTAGCGTGCTCAAAACAAAGCTAGATGTAGCCGTTCATGAACGCAACAGGTACCTTGCTGACCGGATAACTCAGACTGAGCTACATAGGGCTAGAATGCAAGAAAAAGCCAAAAAAATGAAGGACGATATTGCGGTCCAATGGGTGCAGGTACGTATGTCGCAGACGCACCCGCGCACAGATATTTGCGATTATCACTCAGGACTAGATGCTTACGGGCTTGGCCGTGGCGTGTATAGCAAGAACGACGCGCCATTGCCGCCGTTTCATCCATTCTGTCGGTGCATACTAGTTCCTCGTGTGGATTTGTACGGTGCCAAGGCCGACTTTGATAGCAATGCGGAACGCCGATATATAGAAGCATTGGATAAACAGGAAGGGGCGCGGGTGCTCGGGAGTAGGGCAAAGTACAATGCAGCGGTGTCAGGCGGGAGTGTAGTGGGCGCGTACTATGGCGACGCGCCGCCAAAGCTAGTCGGGGAAGTGTANCGAATTATCGTTAGCCGTCGAGACGTACACGGCACGCCATAAGTTTATAAGCGGCGATGCGATCCTCGTCCATGAAGGTGTCGATATGTTTGCCGCTGAAGGTTTCGCCGCCGGCCTCCACCTTTGCCACTACGTCACGTTCCAAATCAAACAAGGCTGAATAAAGATTTGCAAGGCCATTAAATTCCTGAATCGGCATCCCGAAATAGATGGTTGCATCAACCGCCCGCCGGCCTATGGTGCTGGCTCCGCTCGATTTAGTCGGCACCACGCGGATTATTGGATAATCGCTGGCCGTCATGTTTGCCTCAATACCTAGCTTACAGGTAGCGATGCCAGGGATAGTAGCAAGATTTGCTACNAACTCTAAAAGTATGCTTTTTATGTCACCCACGTTCAACCTCCACAGACAAAAGAGCCGCCGGGTGGCCGTTAATGTCTGGCGTCTCGGCTTTTGCTAACGAAAGCGCGTTATCGTATTCCCTTCGATACGCGGCTAGTTTAACCGAGAAGGCGTCATCGCTACGCTGGACACTTTCCAGGCAGGTGATGATGTAGACCCGCAACGGGACAAGTCTAGCAAGGTGTTCNTGGCTGAATAAATTTATTTCCGCTAGGTCAGCGATAGCTCTAGTCTCGCGTGCTTCTGTGGCCAGTGGCGACAAGTACGGGTCTGAATAAGTGTAAGCGAGCGGCATTACGGTTCCCTATTTGGTTGATTGATAATTTTATCGAAGTTCAAAACGGCTTCGTTCATGGCATTCACCAAAAACGGGTCGCCGGCATAGCCAGGGTGGTTTACGAATTTAGCAAAAATNAATCCCCCGCCATTNGTCCACCGTAACGCCTTTTTATTTACAGGCATTATTTTATGCGGCCTGGTGCCCCAGTGAACGAAAACCGCATGAGGTGCCATGCTGGTGTTAAACCCGACAGTCCTTACAAACGGGTCCCCGGTATCACCTTCGTTAAATATAGAATCAATTAATGCGCCGGTTTTTGTGTGCGCATCAGCATTAGAGAGCGCCTTGTCATAAATAAATTGCGACATCTTAAGCAAGGCGGTGCTTGCTGTTTTTTGAGGCAATTCTTCCAGTGTTTTACCCACTGCCTCCAGGCCGTCAACAGATATATGTATTCTCATCAGGCTGATTCGCTTATATCCGGCACGTTGTCGGCGTTGTCGTTTCCTCGGTCATGTTCGGACTCGTTAACGGCATTAATAAGCTCCGATAAATCGTCCGGTTCAACGGTTGTGAACTCTAGGCCGATTATCGCGCGTTTCTTGGCCCTAATCACGGCATCAGGAAAGCCGGTGCTCTGCATGTTTTCAAGGACTGACATTTCCCTCTCGGGGTTGGCAATTGCGTACTCTCGCGGCCATCTGGTAGACGCATTTGCTTCGACGTTCAGCCAGCGCGCGGCTATGTCCCACATCTGACGCTCAAAATCTTCCATTCGCCTGGCGAACTTAGTGAGAGCGCCATTGAGTGATTGGAATCGGATGGTAAGCGCGGCCCCGCTTTCCTTGTAGTCGGGCGTTTCAAACGACATTGATACCTCTCTTATCCGAAGCACCAGCGCATCAATTACAGCCGCATAAGTCGATGCCGGGCCTTCGCTCGGAGCGATAAAACCAGGCGCATTGCCGTAGTGTAGAAGCATGTTATGCGTGCCGACAGCCTCGCTAACCTTAGCGGCATCAAATGTGCCAGCCATGTCGATAGGAACATGGTAATGCATCAGCGAGAACGTTTGCGATCTCAGTATCTCATCGAGTTCACTGCGCCGGTTAAATAACGCTTTAGAGAGGTCTGCAATTTCAGAAAAACCGCCTTCACCCATAAACTCCCCGGACTCAGAAAAGTATATGACTGGGCAGACGCCAAGGTTATGGACGCCAGAATCGACCACGGTAGTCGATTCTTTGCCTGCCGCGCTAACTATCCGCTCGATTTTCCAGTCGGTATTAGTCCAGATGCGTCTTACAATCTCTTGCTTCCCGTCTATTAGCATGTAGTCGTGTATTGAGATGGACGACAACCGGCCNCGTTCATTAAGTTCATAGTCGAAAACTCGCTCGGGAGGTATTTGCACAAGATATGGCACCGCGCGATTACCGAGTTGCTCGGCTTGATTCCCGGGAATGTTCTCGGTTCTTGGCATGTCGATGAGTAGCAGCATNGTGCCACGTGCTTTCGCTTCAACGGCGAAGGACTGAAAAAACACCTCAAGGCTATTTCCGCGCCAATCACAATCGTCAAGGATGAGCCGAAGCAATGGCGAATTGACCTCACGCACTGGAGGCTGTTTTGTTAAGTAGCCGACAAATCTCTCGCACGCATTCATCATATCCCTAGTGAACCACGACACTTGGTTGCGACGTGCAAAACGTTCAGCGGATTCACGTGGGTACTGGATTAGATAAGTATTCTCGGCTTTAATCGGCTTCCCGGCGCTATCATATGTTATATTAGGGCGGAATCCGCCAGTCCCGTTGAGTGCATCGCGGATAAAAGTAAAGCGTGATGTGAAAAATGTCATTTGCAAATCCTTTAATTGTGACTAAACTGCAGCTAGTTTAACAAACGGCGCGACTATGTTATATCATACACACAATCTATTTTATCTAACGCGATAGGTGGGGAAATAATGGACTTGTTGAAAATCAAGGAAAAACTAGGGGACGACGAGATTTTTGCCGAGTTGCAATTATTTATTGACGGCTTGGAAGGCAAACTAAAGAATGTACGCAAAAAGGCCGACTCGGAAACCGAGCGAGCCGCGAAGTTGGCCGACGCACAAGCTAAATTGATGGAAAAATTAGGCGTTGAATCGCTTGACGAAGTTGTTGATTTGCCCGACGCCAAGGGCCAAGCAGAAGCCGTTAAGCAGTTTGAAGCCAAGGTGAAGCGTTTAGAAAAGGACCTAAACGATTCGCGTGCCGAACGCGATGCCCTAACTGGGAAGCTGCGCGACACGGTGTCAAAAACCTTACTAAGCAAGGTTTTATCGAAGTACGATTTTACAGATCTGGACGTTGTTGAGCATTACATTGCTTCCCGGACACAATGGGATGGCGAAGAACTGCGATACAGCGTTGACGATGGTGGTCTTGTCTCGTTGGAAGATGGGGTGGCCTCGTTCGCAAAAACGCGGACCGGGCTACTCAAGCAACAAGGGGCGGGAGGCTCCGGCTATAACCCTAACGCGGGAAGCGGTGCGGGCGAAAAGCCTTGGAACGACATGACCTTGACTGAGCGCGGCGAGATGTACAAGAAAGACCCGGTGCGCTATCAACAAATCAAGTCTCAAGCAACCAAATAGGAGCCTAAATCATGGCTGGAACCAAACTTTCCGATATTATTGTGCCGGCGGTTTTCTCTGAGTACGTGGACAACCGCACCGCTGAACTGTCCGCACTGCGCCAGTCCGGCATCATCGCCACTGACCAAGTTATTCAGCAACGGATGAACGGCGGCGGTCACTTAGTAAACATTCCATTCTGGAACGACCTCAGCGGTAACGACGAAGTCCTATCTGATAGCGCCGCGCTGACACCTTCCAACATCAACGCCGGCGAAGATATTGCGGTCAAGCTGTTCCGTGGCCGCGCATGGGCAGCCAACGATCTAGCTGGATGGGTTGCAGGCTCCGACCCTATGGCCGCCATTGGCGACCGAGTGGCAGAATATTGGGCACGCAGAGAACAAAGCGCTTTGCTGTCAACCTTGACGGGCGTTTTTGCAACTGGTGGTGCTCTTGCTTCTAGTCACGTGTTGAGCGTACACGCCACGTCGGAACTGACCGGCGATGTAATCCTAGACGGGAAGCAGCTTTTGGGCGACGCCGGTGGCAAGCTCACAGCCATCGCTATGCACTCGGCTAAGTATACGGCGCTACAGAAAGCAAATTTAATTGTATATGTGCGAGATAGCGAAGCTAAGTTGAATTTCCCGACTTATCTCGGCTACCGCGTCATCATAGATGACGCTTGCCCGGTCGAAACGATCGTAGGTACCCCAAATTATAACGCCTACACCTCTTACCTCTTCGGCGTTGGGGCTATCGCAGGCGCTTCTATGACAATGGAAGCCGATAAGGCTGTCGAAACCGACCGCGACTCGCTGGCCGGGGATGATATTCTTATTACGCGCAGGACGTTCATTATGCATGCGAGGGGGGTCAAGTATAACTCGGCAACCGTGAACCCAGACAACGGGGTTCTTAGCACCGCTGCATCGTGGGCCAAGGTCTACGATGACAAGAACATCCGCGTCGTCAAGCTTGTGACCAAGTAACCATGAGCGCAACCGGATTTAATCTTAGGCGGCGCATAGCGCAGCAGAGCGGAAGCCCTGCTGCTCTCGCGGGGTCCGTTAAGCCAGCGAATGCGAGTAAGCCCCAAAAAACTCGGCGCAGCCGACAAAACCGCAAACAAAACGACGGGGGGCACTAATGCAGCGTGAGAATTCAACAACTCAATCCGGGGCGGTGGTTAAATTTCCACCGTCTGGCGGCTCGTACGTCCGTGATACGGAGGCAGGAGAACTTAAAAAAGTTCCTGATCCGATTGAGACCGTCCAGGTTGCTGCCCCGAAATCGGTTAAAAGAGCCGCGCAAGATACGCTAAATAAGCCCTTATAGGGCATAAAGGAGTATTCGAATGTCTCGCCTGACAAGAAACGCTGTCATTCTAGCCAAAGTCGAAACGACTTACGGCACCAACGCAAGCCCTACAGGGGCGGCGAATGCTATCCTAGTGGGTAACATCAGCGCGACGCCGTTGGCGTCGAAAAACGTAAACCGCGACATAATTCGGCCTTACCTTGGTGGCGCGGAACAACTCGTCGGCACTAAGTCGGTTGAGTTGAGTTTTGACGTGGAATTACAAAGCTCCGGGGTAGTAGCAACCGCGCCGGCGTTTGGCCCGTTGCTTCGTGCCTGCGGCTTTGCCCAAACAGTGAATAGTGCCATATCAGTAGAATATACCCCTGTATCGACGGGGTTCGAGTCGCTAACCATCAACTACCATGATGACGGCGTATTACATCAGTTGCTAGGTGCGCGGGGTGATGTTAGCTTCAAAATGGGGATTGGTGACCGCCCGGTTATGAGTTTCAAGTTTATCGGCCTTTATGGCGGTATTACGGCAGCGGTTAATCCAACCGGCACATATACGGCATTCAAAACCCCGAAGGTAGTTACGGACTCGAATAGCGGTGGCTTGCTTCTCGGCTGTACGTATTCGAGCAGCACCTTATCCGGCGGTACGGCCTACAGTTCGCGCGGCCTGGAAATAGCAATTGGCAATAAAGTTGGATTTTTGCCATTGCTTGGTAATGAAACCGTAAACCTGTCAAATCGGGACGCGTCTTGCAAACTTACCCTCGACCTGACGGCGACGGAAGAAGCGGCATTTATGGATAGCGTGATCGCTAATACCACGCAGTCGATGGGATTCTTGCATGGCTCCGCAGCTGGCTACATTACAACGATATATGCCCCATCCGTACAGCTCATCAACCCGAGCAAAGCCGATGTCGACGGTATCCGTCTTATTGGCTTCGACGGTCGCATAATGCCGAGTTCAGGTAACGATGACATTGTAATTTGCTTTAAGTAGCAAAACTAAGCCGGCTTAATGCTGGCTTATATGGCATAGTGCGTTATGTGTTGTGTTCATACGCAAGGAAACCGTGCGAAACGGAACCAGGCGGCACGGAAATATCAAAGGATTCGCCTTCGCAGTTCAAAGAATCGCCGGGAGCCGCCAACCTACAACCCAAAAAGGAATTTTAATAATGTTCAAAATAACCCCAAACCCGACTTTTAAGGTTGCCGTTAATATTGACGGGTCAAGCGAGCCGCTTAAGCTGGTATTTTCACGCTCAAGCCAAACTAAGCGCACGAGTTGGCTAGAGACACTAATGAGCGCCATAAAAGCTATTAGCGAAGCCGAGAAGGCCGACGCAGATACACGCGAAGATGTAGACCAGACCAAGGGGATTATCGAAGCGCAGGCCGATTTCCTTGTGAATATAATCAACGGGTGGGAGAACTGTGAATTAGAATTTAGCCGATCAGCAGTGGTCAGTCTATTAGATAACTATGACAAAGCCTTCGACGCGATTCTAAAGGCATACCGAGAGGGCGGGGACATGGCAGCCGCAAAAAACTAGAAGCCGTGGCCCGACTGCTTTACAGCGGAAGGGACACGGTGACAGTAGATGCGGAGGCATTCGGTATCCGCCTGATAGGTTGGGAAGAGCGTGAAATCGAAAAATGCATATGGCAGGAGAACAAAGAAACCGCTGAATTGTTCTATCAACTCGCGACGCAATGGCGCATTGATGGTATGAGTGGGCAACGGCTCGGCCTGCGCTACGATGTAATCCCGGCGGTAATGGATTTAATGGGCACGACACAGGACCGGAAAACGCTGTTCCTTGGTCTCCGGATTATGGAAGCGGCGGTTATCAATTTAAGATGACGCGATGACAAATGACCTAAAAATCCGGCTAACCTTACAAGGTACAGAAGAGGCTAAAGCCGGCATTAACGCCGTAAAGAAGGAACTAGACGGCGTAAGCAACAGCGTAAGCCAGACAGGTAGCGCCGCCAAAAAGATGGCGAGCGATGTAGACTCTAGCTTCAAAATCACTAAGAATATTCCGCGTGAAACGACAGCCGCTATTGACGGGACGGCGCAGGCAGTTAAGAAGTTAGCGGATGAATATAATAATACTGGTGGGAAAAATGTTCAGCTACTGCAAGGCATAAAGGCACTAGGTGTCGAAGCAACTTGGTTGGCGATTGGGCCATGGGCGTTGCTTGCGGCATCAACGGGCACGCTCGTTGCTGCTTTCATAGATGGTCAGCGCGAAGTAGAAGGCTTTAGTCGAGCCATTGCTTTATCTGGCAATTACGCCGGGATGACCGTCGGCAGTATCCACGCCATG